GACCCTACAACTAACGGCGGTTCAACACCGTGGTTTAAAGAACCTTCCTACGACCGTTGGTGGAAAGTAGGACCTAAAGGCGAAGCTGAAGAATAACGATGCCTGCTAAAGAGGAAGGTTGGCACTTATCCAAAAGCGTCCCCGCAACTCTTCTTCTTGGCCTAGTTACACAAGCAGCCGCCATTGTCTGGACAGTTTCCATGATGATGGCGGACATTCAGCAGAATACTGAGAAGCTCATAGGTTTCTCAGAGCGTGTGAGTAAGGTCGAGAACATGGTACAAAGCCAAGCAGTCAGTATGGCTCGTATCGATGAAAACATCCAACATATCCGAGGCGCTGTCGAGAAGATGGCTGCGGATTAACCATGCTCTGTACATTGGTGTTCGTTGGGTACTCCCATGCGTTCATCAATGGCAGAGGCAGCTGGTTCCACAAGAAGTGTTACTACGCCTGTGATGCCCCTATGAACGGTGGGTGGTACAACCGTGTCTGGGCAGTATCCCCATCTTATTTTTGCCCAAAGGAATTTATCGATGATTGAAGTATTGGCTTTAGCCGGTGCCGTTGGCACTATTTCCAAGAGCATAAGTAGTGCAGTAAAAGCTGGTAAAGACCTTAACAGTCTAATGCCAGCCTTTGGTAAACTTGCGAAACTAGAGGCCGATATTAACATCGCAGAAAAGGGTAAGCATAAAGGCCCACTTGGTCGCCTTACTTCTACAGAAAGTGAGGGTTTTGCTATTGCCCAAGCTAAGATGGCGCATAAAGAAGCGATGTCCGAACTGCGGTCGATTTGCCAACTATTTGGACCTCCGGGCATGTGGGATACTGTGGTCCGGGAACAAGCAGCCGCCCGAAAACGCCGAAAGGAAGCGTTAGAGGCACAAGCTGCGAAACGAGATAAAATATTCTACATCCTATCCATACTGGTAGGAGTAATCATATTTAGCGTTGGAACCGCAGCCCTCTTATGGGGTGCCTCCATATTAGCCAAACCGTAAGGAAACAACATGAACCTCAACCCACTCGGCGGTATTGTCGATGGGCTTGCTAAAGGTTTAGACGAACTCTTCACATCTGAAGAAGAGCGGGAAGCTGCCAAGCTAAAATTAGCTACACTAATGCAGCAACCTCACATGCTCCAAGCAGTCGCAAACATTGAAGGTGCCAAGCATCGATCAGTGTTTGTGGCTGGGTGGCGTCCAGCTATCGGCTGGGTCGCTGCCCTTGGCTTGGGGTATCAGTTCCTAGTCTTACCATTCGCAGGTCTTATCAACGCATACGCAAAGTTACCCGCAGAACTCCCGCAGTTACAGGCGGAACAACTCATGACCCTAGTGCTTAGTCTTTTAGGCCTCGGCGGCATGAGAACATTTGAGAAATACAAAGGTGCAGCGAAATGACAGAAAAAGAAATGATGGAGCTTCTGCATAAGACACTTGCAGAAAACCTCCTGCTTCGCGTCAAAGACCCTGAAGCTAAATCATCGGACCTGAACGTAGCCCGTCAGTTCCTGAAGGATAACCACATCGAAGGTATACCGGCAGACAACTCACCCCTCGGTGACCTTGTAGCTACCCTACCTAACTTTAACGATGACGATGCAGACGCATCAGAAATGCGCCACTAATATATGTTCACAGATCGTACATCACTCGGTGTGCCAACAGATCAAGACCCTCTAAGCGACTTCCGCAAGTTCTTGTTTGTCTGTTGGCAACACCTGAACCTCCCAGACCCTACACCAGTACAATACGACATAGCTAAACACATCCAGAATGGTGAGAAGCGGATCATCGTAGAAGCTTTCCGGGGTGTAGGGAAATCGTGGATTACTTCAGCCTATGTCGTATGGCTGCTATACATGAACCCACAGCTAAACATCTTGGTTGTATCAGCCTCTAAGACACGCGCAGATGACTTTACTACCTTTACGCTGCGCCTGATTAACGAGATGCCAATCTTACAGCACCTCATCCCCCACAGTGACCAGAGACAATCTAAGATCAGCTTCGATGTTGGCCCAGCTAACGCCTCACACGCACCCTCAGTGAAATCTGTAGGTGTTACAGGACAGCTAGCAGGGTCTCGCGCTGACGTATTGATTGCAGATGACATCGAGGTTCCTAACAACTCAGCCACACAGGGCATGAGAGACAAACTCTCAGAAGCTGTGAAAGAATTTGACGCTATCTTGAAGCCTAACGGACGTATCATCTACCTCGGTACACCGCAGAACCAAGAGAGCCTCTACAACAAACTACCAGATCGTGGCTACAAGGTACGCATCTGGCCAGCTAGGTATCCTAACGAAGACCAATTGGTGTCTCTAGGTGACAAACTGGCGCCTAAAGTCAAACGAGAGCTAGAGAATGACCCAGAACTTGTGGGGAAATCTACAGACCCTGACAGGTTCAACGACTATGACCTAGCAGAACGGGAAGCTTCCTACGGTCGCTCCGGGTTTGCCTTGCAGTTTATGCTCGATACAAGACTCTCTGATGCCGAAAGATACCCTCTCAAGGTGTCTGACCTAGTAGTGATGGATATACCCACTCAGGAGGCCCCTGAGAAGGTCTCATGGGCATCTGGTGAACAGTATGTAGTCCAAGAGCTTCCTAACGTAGCCTTCAACGGTGACCACTACCACAGGCCCATGTATATCTCCGATCAATTCGTAGAATACAGCGGCTCTGTAATGTCTATTGACCCCTCTGGTAGAGGTAAGGATGAAACAGGCTACGCTGTGGTTAAGATGCTCAATGGATACCTCTATGTCCGCAGATGTGGCGGGGTAGCCGGTGGGTATTCTGAAGAAGCCCTACAGAAACTCTCGCTGATTGCTAAAGAAGAACAGGTCAACGAGATTATCGTAGAGAGCAACTTTGGTGACGGTATGTTTAACCAGCTGATTACTCCAGTTCTTAGCAAGATACACCCAGTTACCTTGAGTGAAGTTAGACACAACACCCAGAAAGAGAAGCGTATCATCGATGTGCTAGAACCTGTGATGAACCAACACAAGCTTGTCATAGACAAGAAGGTCATCAAGCAGGACTACGAAAGCACACAACACCTCCCTCCTGAACAATCCCTCAGATACCAGCTGATGTACCAGCTAACTAGGGTAACAGCAGAGAGAGGAGCGTTATCTAACGATGACCGCTTGGACTCCCTAGCTATGGCAGTTCAATACTGGGTAGATGCAATGGCTCAAGATGCTGACAGGCAGATCAACTCCCGTAGAGAAGAAATGCTCATGGATGAAGTCAATAAAGTCCGGCAGTCAGCCTCAATGGGACTAGCAGTTATTACAGGCCACTTAGGTGGCGATACATCCAATATGAAATGGTGAAATCAATTAGGTTGCCCCTAAGAGAAGGGAAGAAAACTCCCCCCCCCGTTCAGATATATATAGATATACTATAGATACCTATAGGTACTGTAGGCCTACTTCTGGTTCAATGTCATGATGTAACATCTGTAGGGGTAACCCCCACCAACCCCCCTCCAAGTAATTAGAGAATTAGATGTATAGTAAACTAAAGGTAGCTGTGAGCTACTGTAAGACCCTATGGGCAGACTATAAGTACCACCGACTAGCAGAAAAGGCAGCTAACCAACTCCGCTGGCATTCCAATAGTGAACTGAAAGACATCGGTATCACCCGTGTAGATATCAATAGGATTGCCCATGAGAAATGCGGATGGTGTAATAGAGGCTCTTAAAGTAGCCGATAGGATAGCTGAAGAAGATAAGGAGCTTCTAGCTAGGTTAGCTAACTGTGGGGCTAGGGGTATCCGCGAGATGACTGCGGGGGAACGGCGAGCTTCTGTAGATCGGGAGCAGGCGAATAATTCAGATAAAAAAATCTGAGGTGGTATACGATATAGTCTCCCCGCCGCGCTCCCCCCTCCGCCTTTGCCGCGATTGGCCGCGAGATGGCGCCGGTTTGCACCAATTCTGCACCAAAGGACCGCTAAGTGCTTGATAATAGGGGGGTGGGGCACAGTTAACAGGACTGCGGCGCACCTTATTTATAGGCCTGCGCGCTATCGCCCGGCGCCCGCAGATTGCCTTGCCTTTTTCTGTTTTATCTACCGTTTTCGCATGCCCTATTAGCGCCGAAATCCTGCCGATATCCTGCCGCAACTCGCAGCGCCTGCCGATCCCTGCCGGTGCCTGCAAATCACCTGCCGAATTCTGCCGGTCCCTGCATCGCTTTGCTGGTTTTTTCCGGGCCATTATATAGACACCGGCCGGCTTGTTCCCGGTTTGAGTGGGAATTCTGCCGGTCCCTGCCGTTTTTTCTTTTCCATATTTTATTGGTATTACCTGCCGTTTTCGAATTTATTTTGCCATACGGTGCAGATTTTCTCTTGCCAATTCTAACCGAAAAAGCCTAGGAATGGGCATCGGCTCTTGCTGGGGCCATTCACGCTGCACTGCAGCATAACCAAAGAGGCACTACCAAATGACAACTTTCCTGCAGTTTATCCTTGCTACCTGCACCTTCACTTCGATCCTGTTGGCACTCTTGCTAGCATCTACCGGCGACATCACCGGCGCCTGCATGGCCTTGCTTCTGACAGCCTGCACCGGCGTATCCTTCGCCTTTCTTGATCTTTAATTCTAACCTAAAAGAGGGACTACCCAATGAAAAACCTTAGCAAAACAGAAATCGCAGTGATGACCGGCAAAACCATTTTCCAAAACAGGATCAAGTCAGCTGACCGCGCGGCAATGGGCAAGAGTGAATTGCTGATCAAGAAATCTACAAACGTAAAGCTAGGCAAGCGCGTGACAAAGGGCAAATGGAAAGGCTTCCCAATCTTTACCTTAACGCTGGAAGAGCGCGCTACCTGCCCAAGATCCTGTGCTCACTGGGCGGACTGTTATGGCAACAACATGATGTATGCATTCCGTTATCAGGCAGGCCCAGAGCTTGAGGCAATGCTGGAAACAGAGTTGGCCGAATTGCAGCGCAAACACCCTAACGGCTTCCTAGTCCGCCTGCATATTCTGGGCGATTTCTACTCGGTTGGATACGTTGCCAAATGGGCCAAATGGTTGGGCATGTTCCCGGCGCTGCATGTATACGGTTACACCGCCAACCAGCCGGATGCAGCTGACGCTACCGAGCGCGCTATAGGGCAGGCCTTGCTGTCACTGTCGGACAATTGCGGCACTCGCTGGGCCGTCCGCTTTTCCGGCAATTTCAACCGGGCCACCATGACAGCCAATAGCGCAGATGACAGCCGCGCAATGGATGCAGTGGAAGCTAAACAGGCGTTCATCTGCCCCACACAAATCAGCAAGGCCACCGGCAAATATGCAGCCAAGGGGGAGGAAACTCTTGTGCCTGATTGCGGCGCTTGTGGCCTATGCTGGACGGCTTCCAAGCCTGTTGTTTTCATCACCCACTGATTTCATCGGTGACCCTATCGCAAACGGTAGGGCATCCCATGCAATCCCGCATGATCTGAGAGGAAATACAATGTCACATATCAAACCATCAAACGGCGCCAACGTCTTTATTGCTGATCGGTTCCCGCATTCAGGCGACTGGTATCTGCACCACGTCTTGGCCAAGTTTAACGGTCAATGGGTCACATGGGTTTTCAATGAAATCGACAATGCCTGTCATCACGGCCACTATTTCGACAAGTTGTTGGATGCTCTGGATGATTACGGCATCCGGCATGGTGAAACTACTCAAAACCATCTGAAAGCATTGGCAGAGCAGGCAGAGGAACAGGCCATGCATGAGGCCTCAATTGCAGCGATTTATGAAGGGGCAGCACAATGAGCAACACATATATCAAAACACCGGCAGAGGCCAAAGCATTCCTACGCGGCAAAGGGACAAAAGTGGCCCTGCAGGTCGCCTGTGATAGCGAGTATATCTTCGCAGAGAAATCCGACTTCATCGAGTTTTATCTGACCGGCCCGAGCTTCATCGATTATGACGGAAACGAGTTGCTTGAGCAGGTCTATGTGCCCTTACACGGCCATGTCCTGCATGTCCCAGCTGGGACCAAGGTGGGGGTGGCACAATGATTGGTGACACATTCCCACGCAAATGGCCTGCCGATCTTGTCCGGTCATATTATGACGAAAACCCAAACGTAACCCTGCACGAATTGTCAGCCTATTCCTGCCACACCCGTGCTGAGTTGAAAAAGATTTTAATGGAGGAAACACAATGACCATGACCCCGATCAAACTCGCAGACCTGCCGAATGGCGCGTATTTTAAACGCAAACCACAGGCCAAGAAAATCTTCATCCGTGACGATTACTGTCGGAGCATGCGCAAATATTTATGCATGCCAGAGGATGATGTTTGGGGGGCTGGTATGCCCCTCAAAGGAACCACAATTGTCTATGTTGATTGATTGTATCGGTGCGCAGCGTTGAGGCGCTGCCATCCCATGCAATCCTGCATGCAACCAAGAGGAGAAACAAATGTTAGACCATGAACTCGAGCGGCACCTGCGGGAGCTTGGGGTGCTACCTGAGACAGCCGGAGAGGCCCTGTCAGATACTAAAGATGACCCGCACTACCTACACCTCTCAAAAGGATACTTCAACGATCCTCGAGGCTCTGATGGGGTTGTGCCTTTTTGACTGTTTGCGTTAGAAACCTAAAACAGTTAATTAAAGATTACGTTCTAGAAATAAGTTCATAAATTGGAAATACAAAATGAGACACGGACAATGGAAAAACAGTCATGACAAAAAGCAGGCTAAAGGCGGCCTGAGACATCGACTGTTGGCTAATAATGTACCAGAAGTGCCGCCGGGACATAAATCGAAATGGTTTTTTGATGTATTCTGGGGGGAATACTCACAATTCGTTGGACTTTATCGTAAGGAAATGAGAATAGACGGACGCGCCAGCAAAATGCTCCAATTTAATGTAGGACCATTACATTTGGCTGTAGAAAAATGGCGCTCAATGAAGGCTGAAAGATATGGATGATCTGCAAAAAATATCTAATGTTCTAACCGAGTTTACAACACGGCACCACAAAATCACCGGCAACATGATGCAGGTGTTTCTGTACCTTGCACAACGCACTGATCAGGTCATAACGACCAGAGATTTGCCGGAGGCTTTGGGTCTGCCGCAAACTACAATCAACCGATTGATCCGCACGATGGCTGATCGATCCTACGCGAGAGAGCATGGCTTTAAGTGGCTCAAACAGCACATCGATCCTATGGATGAACGCCAGCGGATCGTTGAGTTGACGCCGAAAGGCCGTGAGCTTGCCAACATACTACGGGAGATAATGAAAGATGGTTAATCTACCCAAAGGAATATCCAAGCGCGGCGACAAATTCCGCGTCTCTGTCATGGTCAAGGGGAAGCGGAAAACCGCGACCCTGAAGACCCTCGAGGAAGCTTTCGCTGCCCTACAGCAAATGAAGATTGGTTTGTTCGATGTTACCTCGGGCCAGTACACAACTTGGAACCTCAAGACAGCGTGGGAACACTACGTTGACCACAGGGTTGCAGTGTCACCGCATAGCACAGCGAACCACAAAAAATTCGCATGGTATGGCAAGACCATCTTGAACCACTTTGGTCCGCTGGTTGATCTGGATGATATAAACCAAAAAACAATTGCTGAGTTCTTCGATGAACTAACTGTTAAGAGGAACTACTCAGCAAGTGTCGTCAATTACATGGGAACCTTGCTCTACCAGATGCAGCTGCATGCTTTCAAACGGGGGAGGAAGCGTATCCAACCCGAGCGCATGGAGGGCATGAAGCTTACCAAAGGGCGCATCCGTTATGTGACTGATGAAGAGGAAATCAGGATGCTTGATTGGTATGACCGGACAGCGCGTGAAAGCTTTGGCGATTTAGTTCGTTTCTACCTCGATACAGGCCTGCGTAAATCAGAGGCTCTGCGCCTCAAGTTTCGTGATGTTGATATGGAGACCGGCAGGATTTCCATCTGGGAAACTAAAACCAACTCACCGCGTCACGTTAAGATGACCCACAGGGTGCGCCACATTCTGGAGAGACTAGCCCGTGGTCAAAATGACCAAAACGCTCGTGTCTTTAAGCACATTGCAGAGCGCAAGTTCTATCGAGTGTGGATCGACATGCGCGAGGCGATTGGTCTGGGTGATGATGCTCAATTTGTAATCCACACGCTGCGGCACACATGCTGCACCCGATTGCTGGGAGCGAATGTAGATATCAGAACTGTCATGCAGTGGATGGGCCACAAGTCTATCGAACAAACCCAACGCTATGCACACTTCATGCCGGGCAAATTGGATGACGCCGCAGCTGCGCTTGACACCCTTGCAACAGTAAAATAAATCTCGAGATGCACCGGATATTCTGGTGCATTTCTGGTGCATTCTTGGAGTAAGGTTGCACCTAATACACAAAAAGATAAAAACACTACAGGCACTTAAATGAATATAGGCGCACGGCAACAGCAACCTGCACTTTCACCAATCAAATTGGTTGCAGTTAGACCCATTCAGACCCTTTATTTTAAAGGCTTTCTGGATGGGTTTTCGCATGCCTGCATTCTAGCCGATAACGGCGAGAAACTCCCCACCCTCTGCACCTGTATTGCACCACTGCACCCGATCCGTGGTCCCCCTGTGAAAATCCTATGAATTCAACGGCTTTAATTAGGTTGCACCTAAGCTCCTAAAGCCCCCCTTCAGTTAACTATAGGATGAAACAGAATGACAATCGATCTGTTCACTACTCAAGAAAACCTTGAGCAATCAGCAAGACTTCTAACTCAAACAAAATTCAAAAAGATGCTGACCGAGAACCAGCAGAAAGGTAATGAGACCTCGACCTACTACGGGTCCAGCCTCATGAAACGAGCCATCGAACCTGTGGCAGAAAGAATTCGCACCGCTATCGAAGAGGCTGAAGGTGGCCGAGCGGGACCAAAGGTTTCTTCAGTACGCTACCTGCGACTGTTCGATCCGAATGTGACCGCGTTCTTTACCGCGAAAACTATCATCGACAGGCTGACTGCCAAGACCAACAAAATCCAAAGCGTTGCGAATAGTGTTGGCAAGGCTCTCGAGGATGAGTTGCGCTATACAAATTTTGAACTGGAACACCCTTGGCTCTTCAAGAAACTCTTAAACGAGATTGATACAACCAGAGCCAGAAAGAGGCAGAACCTCGTGGCTGCATACAACCGCTACTGCCAAGAATGGGTGAGCTGGGGTGAGAAAGATCGTATTCACCTTGGTATGATGTTGATCGAGATGTTTATCAGCACCACAGGATTTGCAGAAGAGGCTCAACGCTCTCTTGGTTCTAAGAAAACCGAGAAAATCTTAATTGCAACTCAAGCTGTGAACGATTTCATCAAGAACAATCGCGAGGTGGCAGAGATGCTGTCGCCGGTATATGAGCCAATGGTTGTACCGCCTGTTGATTGGCAAGGCCCACGCGGTGGGGGATACCTAACTCACCACATCCCACCACTGTCTTTCATTAAGACCACCAACAGAAACTATCTTGAGGAACTTGAGGGTCTATCGGATCAAATGGAGCCTGTGTATCGGGCTGTAAATCACATCCAGAAAACACCTTGGCAAGTTAACGCCTTTGTCTTGGCAATCCTGCAAATCCTTCATGACAACGGCACAGCTGTCGCCGGTCTTGCTGCCTTAGAGGATGAACCACTCCCACCACGGGTAGTTCCAGAGGGTATGACCAAGGATGAGATGTCTGATGAACAGCTGCGGCAGTTTAAACTATGGAAGCAACGCTCAACCAAGGTTTACGAGGAACGTATTCGAGCAAGTTCCAAACGCTTGATGACATCGCGCATTCGCTCGATGGCTGAGAAGTTCTCAAAGTATAACGCAATTTACTTTGTGCATACTGCCGACTTCAGAGGCCGGTTGTATCCCGCATCAAGCTATCTGACACCACAAGGAAACTCACTTTCCAAAGGTCTTCTAAAGTTTGCTGATGGTAAACCGCTCGGAACTAACGAGGCTGCATGTGAGCTAGCCATCCACGGTGCTAACTGTTTCGGTTATGACAAGGCATCGATGCAGGAGCGTGTTGATTGGGTAGTTGAGCGGTCAGATATGATCTGCCGGGTAGCTACCGATCCTCTAGGTGACCTGTGGTGGGCGAAAGAGGCTGACGATCCGTTCTCATTCGCAGCGTTCTGTGAGGAGTGGGCAGGTTACTGTGAGAATGGCTATGACCATGTGTCATACATCCCGATTGCTAAGGATGGCGCCTGCAATGGACTACAACATCTCTCAAGCTGCCTTTTAGATCGTGTAGGTGGAGCGCAGGTCAACATCCTGCCCTCAGATAAGCCTGCGGATATCTACCAAACAGTGGCAGACAAAACTATTCAGAAGGTGAAGGATGATTTAGCCAGCACTGAAATAGTTTTGAATACCCACAACGTGGCACAGCTAGCTGCGAAGTGGCTCGAGTATGGCATCACCCGTAAGACAGCCAAGAGGTGCACAATGACACGGGTCTATGGCTCAACATTGTTCTCGGCTCGGGCATTCATTCAGGAGTATTTGACTGACACAGATGCCAAGCGGAAGGGTGAAGACAGAGACTACGTTAGCCCACTACATGAGCTAGAGTTTCCTGCTTCTGTGTACCTAGCACAACACGTTTGGTCATCGATCAATGAGACTGTGGTTGCTGCCCAGACTGCTATGGATTGGATGCAGGATGCTGCAAGAGAACTAGCCAAGGAGAACCTACCAATCGTTTGGACTACTACGGATGGCTTGCCTGTGATGCAGTCCTACCCGGACATGACCAAGCGTAGGCTCAAGACTAAGTTTGGAGACAAGCTGGTCTACCTGACGATCCAAGAGGCCAACAACAATAAGCTGGACCGCCGCCGACAGGGTGCCGGTGTTAGCCCTAATGTTGTTCACTCTTGGGACAGCGCCCACCTCAGAATGACTGTCAATCTTGCTGCCGATAATGGTGTCACCCATTTCGGTATGATCCACGATAGCTTCAGCTGTCACGCATCGGACATAGAAATGCTCGGTGCATGTACCCGTGAAGCATTCGTCTGGATTTATGAAGATGAGGGTCCACTACAGCGACTGAAGGAGGAGTGCGAAACGATGCTCGGTAGAGAGCTTCCTTCCCTACCCCCTCGAGGAGATTTAGATATTCGGGATGTTCTCCATTCGGAATTCTTCTTCTCATAATCTAACCGAAATGAGTTAGGTTGCACCTAAGCTCTAGCAGAACCGAAAGGTAAACCAATGGACGCAAAAACACTCATCAATATCGCTGAATACTACCAGCGGAGCGGCGTTCCCGTTCCTGTAGATGTTCAGGCCCGACTACTGGAAGCGGGTATTGATGTCCAAAAATACCAACACACTAAAGGATAATCTATGACCGATTATGTTACACCAAAGGGCATCGCAGTATGGCCTAAGCTCAACACCCCTGACACCAAGTTCAACGTGGATGGGGAATACACAGTCAAGCTTCGCCTCGGCGCTGAGGAAAGCCAAGACCTTATCGCGAAACTCGAAGGTATCCGAGACAAGTACAAAGCGGATCAAGCTAAGGCTGACCCCAAGGTTGCTCGTTATAATTCCGCAGATGTCTACGAGGAAGAGGTAGACGATCAAGGTAACCTAACTGGCTCCTATTTGTTCAAGTTCAAACAGAAGGCTCGTATTACTACGAAGCGTGGAGACACTTTGGAAATGAAAGTCGCTCTTTATGACAGCAACAAGCAGCCTACAAATGCCAACGTCACCGGCGGGTCTACAATCCGCGTTGCCGGTACAGTATTCCCATACGCGATGGCATCATCGAAGACAGTAGGTGTATCTCTGCGGCCCAGCGCCGTGCAGGTAATCCAGCTGGCTGCTATGGGTGGCGGTGCAGATGCTGTATCCATGTTTGACAAGGAAGATGGCTTCGTGGCCGACTCCTTCGACAGTGCAGCGGGAGCCATTGCTGATGACGCAGACTTCTAAGCGCAAGCTTGGAAGTTCTGTAAGAGCGAATGCTATTAAGCATGGGTGGCGGTCGGGGCTAGAAGAAAGCCTCGCCGCCGATCTTCGTTCTAAGGGTGTTGAATATGAGTATGAAACCCGAGTAATCAACTGGGTCGTACCTTCACGCAACGCTAGGTACACCCCCGATTTCTGGATCAAGACTAAATCAGGCAAGACTATTGTGGTCGAATCGAAAGGCCGATTTATCACAAATAATAGACAGCAGATGATTTTAGTTAAGGCCCAACACCCGGAGTTGGACATACGCTTTGTGTTCTCCAATTCCCGACAAAAAATTTCCAAGCAATCCAAGACAACCTACGGCATGTGGTGTGAGAAGCATGGCTTCCTCTACGCTGACAAGACCGTTCCACAGGAGTGGTTGAATGAATAATAATATCACGCACATCATTGTGCATTGTAGTTACACCCCACCGCAGATGGACATCGGCGCAGCTGATATAGATCGATGGCATCGTGAAAAGGGCTGGCTGATGATCGGCTACCATGCAGTCATCAAGCGCGATGGCACAGTCGAAGAGGGTCGCCCACTTCACCGCACCGGCGCTCATGTCCGAGGTATGAACAGCAAGTCTCGAGGCATCTGCCTGATCGGCGGGATGACCAAATCCAAACACGGACCAGAGGTTAACTATACAGATGAGCAATACGCCTCACTGCGTAAGCTGATCGATGAATGGAAGGAAGAGCAGTTCCCAATCGCTAAAGTCGCCGGTCATACTGACTTCGACAAGATGAAGACCTGCCCGAACTTCGATGCTGGTCATTGGTATGAAACAGATGAAGTCATCTCAGTAATCGATTAAAATGACTAATCGTATCCCCCTGAAAAGCGGCGATGAGTACGATGCGCTTACTAAAGGACGTAAGTTTCTTCATTGGAAATCTGGACAGATAAAGAAGATCAAACGTGCCTACAACAAAAGGTTTCGTAAGCATCTAAAGCATAGGACTGATGACTAAATCATAGTTCATACCCATAGCTCGTAAAAATTGGCTCACCTTTGGGTGGGCCTTTTACATTTTAAAGGAGTGAGGATGGCAATCATTCTTTACTTACTCGGCTGCGTCCTCATGGCCGACATCATCGCTGAAGAAAGTGATGAGACCCCACTGATCCCGTGGATCATTGGTTCACTGGTCTGGCCCTTAGAGGCTTTGATCGTCCTTTGGTACGGTATGTTCCCACCAAAAAATCCTGACAACTAGGAGCTGACATATGTCACAAACAATTACTGTAAAAAATCACCTACAAAAATACGGTTCCATCTCACCGCTGGAAGCCCAGAGCAACTACGGCGTCTGGCGCTTGGCTGTGTGTATCCAACGTCTGCGTGAACAGGGGTTGGCTATCAAAACCCTCATGAAACGCGCACCGAATGGAGCCAAGTATGCAGAATACAAACTCGGATAGCACACTACTCCATCACACATCTTGCGAATGTGGATCGTCTGATGCTCGGGCGGTCTACAGCGATGGCGGTTCTTACTGCTTCTCTTGTCAATCTTATAAGAAGGTCGAAGGTATGCAGACAGAATTTGTACAGTCCAAACCCAAGGCAGGCCTACTGCCATTCGGTGAGGCACACTCACTACCAAAGCGTAAGCTGACTGAAGATACCTGCAAGAAATTCGGGTACACCATTGGTGAATACCAAGGCCAACCAGTTCAGATTGCAAACTAC